GAAGCTGTTAGAGGCGGACCCTACCTACATTGACCGCCTCAAAGCCTCTGGCCCCCCGTGGCTGGTCAAGGCATGGCTGGACGGCGATTGGAACGCCAGCCAAGAGGGCGCCGTTATCAAGCGCGAGTGGCTGGGATACACCTATGACTCCCTGCCAACGCCAGAGGAACAGCGCAAAGAGCGGGCAAAGCTGGTCGTGTCGGTCGACTGTGCAGCAAGCATGGGCTCCAGCGCTGACTACACGGCGATAGTCGTTGCCCTGCACTGCGGGCATCACGTCTACGTCCGCCACGTCAGGCGCGGCAAGTGGGAGTTCCCGGCACTGGCGGCACAAGTCCAGCAAGTGTGTGAGCAGTTCGGCCCGCAGATAGTGCTGATTGAGAACAAGTCCAACGGGCTGGCGCTGATTCCGTACCTCAAGAAACAGCCCGCGTGGAAGTGGGGAATCGTGCCGGTAGAGCCCAAGGGCACCAAGGCGGAACGGCTCTACGCGCAGACACACTGGCTGGAGGCTGGACGCGTTCTGTTGCCCAATGCCGCGGACTGGCTAGCGGGCTTTGTGGGCGAGTTGCTGGGCTTTGACGACACGTCAGCAGCCAAACGCGGGCAGCACGATGACCAGGTAGACGCGCTGTCGCAGCTACTGCAATACTTGGGTGGCGGCGTGCAGCTGCCAAGGTGGTGATATGGGCGCGGTAACCAAAGCAAAGCAGAAGATCGCGCAAGTCCTACCGCGCCGGGACGGATGGGCCAACCTGCTATCAGGGCTTGGCGTCCAAGGTCGTGACGCATCGCAGTCGACCTTCTTTGCTGGTCGCGTGCAATTGGGCTTTGACACCTGCCAAGCCCTGCACCGCAACGAGTGGGCTTGCGGTCGCATGGTTGACGATCTTGCACACGACGCCACCCGTGCCGGGTTCATGCTGCAGACCAAGGAAGCCAATGACCAAGCGCAAGACATTGAGCGCCTTTGGTCACAGCTCAAAGTCGGCAACATGCTGCAGAACGGCCTGCGCTGGGGGCTGGTCTACGGCGGCGCTGTTGGCGTGGTCCTGACCGATGACCAAGCCATGGCCCAAGAGCAAAAGACCGCGCTGTCTACACCACTGCGGCCCGGCACCTACAGCAAGATCCTGCGCGTGCTGGTGGTAGAACGGCCATGGGCGACGCCGAACACGGGCGACATCGACCTGAACCCAGCCAGCCAGAACTACGGGCTGCCAAATACCTACTTTGTCACCCCGCAACTTGGCGGCGGTAGTCCGGTCTGGATCGTTCACTGGACCCGCATCCTGCGCTTTGACGGTGTGCCGGTCGACAGCGAAACAGCGCTGGCAAACCTCAGCTACAACGACAGCATTTACCAGCGGCCATACGACATTGTGCGGGCACGCGGGGCGGCTGTCTCTGCTACTGCGTCCATCGTCCAGCGGTTCACGCAAGCCGTCATCAAGCAAGCTGGCCTGCTGTCCAATCTGGTCAGCGACCAAGAGGATGGCGTGTTGTCCCGTCTGCGGGCGTTCAACCTTGGGCTGGGCGTCACCGGCTTGGGCATCATTGACGGCGCAAACGAGGACTTCCAGTTGATGGGCCAGCCGGTCAACGGGCTGCAGGGCTTGTTGCTGGAACTGCGGACAGAGCTTGCGGGCGCACTGGCCTATCCTCAGGCACGGCTGTATGGCGCACAGGCAGGCGCGCTGGCATCGTCAGAAACAGACGAAAAGCAATGGGCATCCAACGTCCATGCTTGGCAGATGCTGCGCGTGGTACCGGCACTGGCCAGACTGACGCAGATTGCTCTTGAAGCCCGTGGCGCACCTGCCATTGACGGCTGGGAGATTGTGCCCAACCCGATTCAAGCCCCCAATGCCAAGCTGGACGCAGAGGTGCGCAAGATCGCGGCAGAGACTGCGCAACTCAACATTCAGTCAGGCATCATCGAGCCGGTAGAGGCCCGCGTGTCACAATTCGGGGGCGCCACATGGACGCCCAACATCACGCTGGACCCCGCAATTACCGCGGCAATGGTTGCGTCACAGAATGAGGCCGACGCCCAGCCAGAACCAGAGCCGACGCCTGAGGTCGAGTAATGGCCGCCCTGCGCAAGCTCCGGCCCCTGCGACCGTTGCGCAATCCGGAGCCTGACAAGAAGTCGCGCAACCGTCAGCGACTGGCCGTGCTGTCACTGCAAGCCAATCAGGCGGTAGTGGTCCCGCAGCCGGTGCCGCACTCGCTTATTGCAGGCTATGCCAAGCGGTTGGAGCGCATCGCAGCAAAGGCTTACGGCATTGCCGACAAGACCGTGATTGCTGCCGTTCGCAAACAGTTGGCGTTGGCGGTTCAGTACCAGCCAGACCTGCGCGGCGATGCTGCAGAGTCAGACCCAGACCACCCACACGGAGAGGTCGATTGGGGCGACCCAGCCAAGATGCCGCCAGCAAAGCGGGCTGCGTACCAAAACCACAACCACACGCCGGCACAAAAGCAGCAGCTGTCCCTGCCGTTCGCCATTGATGCCGCAGTGGCTGAAATGAACACGCAGATGGTCGCCTATGAGCGGACCATCCCTGTAGGTGAATTGACCCTGGTACAAGGCAAGCGCATTGAGAAGTTCGCGCTGGGCGTCAATACGCAGGTGTTAGAGAAGATAGGACTCCAAGCCATTGAGCCAAACAGCGCAATTGACGCGATGCGTAAAGTCTGGACCCGTGAGAATGCCGCGCTGATCAAAAGCATCCCGCAGGAAGTTGCGCAACGTGTCGGCAGTCAGGTAGATGAGATGGTCAGGTCTGGCGCACGGTGGGAGACGATTGCCAAGAAGCTGCAAGAGGAGCATGGCATCGCCGAACGCCGGGCCCGACTCATAGCTCGGGACCAAACGTCAAAATACAACGGTGCGCTCAACCAAGCGTACCAGCAAGAGGCTGGAATCACGCACTATCAGTGGTTTGGCGCCATGGATGCACGGGAACGTCCTGAGCATGTGGCGATGCAAAACGTCATTGTGGCATGGGATAAGCCGCCGCCGATTGGTCACCCCGGCGAACCGATACAGTGTCGCTGCACGGCTGCTCCAGTAATCTCAGCAGCCAAAATCGCCAAGTCACAACCCGTCACAACCGAGTCGCTAGCAGCCAAAGTCAAAGAGCTTGGTCCCCGCCAGAAGGACGCCAAGACCTAGCCTATTGACAACCCGCCAAACCGTTGCCAATCTGGCAAAGCCTGTGCCAATTTGGCACGACCAACGGACAGCATGAACGCTCAGGTATACCGCGCAGACGCAGTGGAGGTCCGCCAAGATGGCATCGACCCCCTGACCGGCTTTTGGCGCGGCGAAGCGACGATTGCCAAGGTTGGCGTCTACGAATACAGCGACGGAACAAAGACTTGGCGCGAGTATGTACCGGCTTCCACGCTGTCAGACGAAAACTGGCTGCGGTCTATGTCGATGGCCCCGGTCACCGTCAACCACCCGCCCGAGCTGGTCAACGCGGACAACGTCAAGCGCTTCTCCGTTGGCAACACCGGCTCAGAAGTCGAGTTTGAGGACGACTGCAACGAGACTGACCTTGTGGTGCAGGATGGCGACGCTGTAGCGGCTGTCCAGCGCGGTATGCGTGAGGTGTCTTGCGGCTACCTTGCTGCCTTGGACTGGACTGCAGGCACATGGCTGGACAGCTTCGGCGTGTCGCACCCATACGATGCAATCCAGACCCAGCGCATCGGCAACCACTTGGCCTTGACTGACCGCGGACGCCAAGGCGCGTCTGTCTCACTCCGCGGCGATTCTGCCGTGTTTCGCGGCGATGGTGCCGCTTGGATGGTTCCGATGGCGGACAAAACCGCAGAAATGCAAGCCAAGCTGGACGCGGCAGAAGCCAAGACCAGCGAACTGCAAGCCAAGTGCGACGCCGCGCTGGCCAAGGCCGACGCCCTGCAAGCGCAGGTGGATGGCCACCCCGCGGCGGTTGAAGCGGCCAAGGCTGACGGCATCGCTCAAGGCAAAGCCTTTGCCGTGCTGGAAGCCCAAGCAAAGACCGTCTGCGGCGACGCCTACAAGGCTGACGGCAAAGACGTGTTGCAGATCAAGCGCGACATGCTCGACAAGCTCGGCGTGAAGCTGCCTGATGACCGCAAGGACTCGGCTGATTATGTCGCCGCCCGCTTGGATGCCGCACTTGAATCGCGGGCCAGCCAGACCACGGCGGACATTGCCAACGCACGCAGCGCCACCCGTGCCGATAGCGGCAATCTTGACGAGATCACGCAACTTGTCCGCAATGCGGGCGTCAAAGTGGAGGACTAGACCATGGACGGCTACACCAGCGTTTCCCGCACACTCACCATTGGCCTGCTCGGCACCGAGGCTGGCGTTCAGAACCTCGTTGAAACTGGCTACTTTCTGGCTGACTCAACCGCGGTTCCCGTTGGTCGCGGCGTTGTCTTTGACTCCGCCAACTCCAGCGTCAGCATCACCTGCGCCAAGCTGCCGTCGACTACTGGCCAGAAGTTCTTGGGCGTCGCCGTCATCAACCCGATGGTGCAGGAAATCGACACCACCTTGGCTTATGCCGAGGGTGAAACCATCGTGACCGCCACCAACGTGCCGCTTGGCGTTTGGGTGACCGCGACTGAGGCTGTCACGCCTGCCGATCCGGTCTACCTGCAGCACACGACCAACTCTGGCCGTTTGCCGGGTACCTTCCGCAAGGACTCGGACAGCAGCAATGCTGACCTGGTAGATGGCGCCAACGTGCGTTGGGGCGGCTCGTTTGCTGCCGGCAATGCCCTCTTGCTGATCGGCATGCCGTAACAGCGACCCAACAACGCAAGGAGACTTACTATGTCCAGCCTCATCCGGCACATTCAGCCCGACCTCATGCGCTACGACAGTGACGAAAAGGGTGGCTCTACTTTGGTGGTCAATGCGATTCGCAAAGACACCATTCAGCAAATCAGCGACAGCTGCAAGCGCACCATGGAGGGCTTTGGCTCTCGTGCTGACGTTGCCGTGTTGGGCGCCCGCATGGCTGCTCAATTCGGCCAGCGTTTGGATGTTGCTGGCGGTTTGGCTCTGGAACGGGAACTGACCAAGATCAGCACGGTCGTGTCTACCCAGCCCATGACGCGCCTCACGTCGCTGTCGCTGATTGGCATGACGCCGGACAATCCGTTGCCCGGCCAGTTGTCCTACACCGCTACCGGCATGGCGCAGACCGGCAATCGCCTGTCCTACTCCTACACCGACAAGGGCGGCAGTGCGTCGAACAGCCGCAGCATCTTGGCCACCAACATCATCAGCCCGATCATTCAGACGGCTGACTACACGATCAACGATATGTATGGCGCTGCTTTGGCTAACATCCCGTTGCCCGCGTTGCAGATGATGACGGCCAAGCGGCTGGTAGAGGAAGAGGCCAACAGCTGGAACTTCTACGGCGATGCTGACCGCAACATCACCGGACTTTACACGCTGCCCGACGTGACCCCGACCGCGGTTGCCAATGGCGGCAGTGGGTCGCCTTTGTGGGCCAACAAGACGCCGCTGGAGATCTTTGCCGACTGTATGGAAATTGTGCAGTCCATCTGGGATGCGATTGACGGCGGAGACACCAACGTCAGGCAGCAGGCGTCGATTCTGCGACCCAACCGACTGGCCATTGCTGAGGCGTCCTACTTCGTCTTGGCCACCACGCCGATGGCTGCCAACGCTGCCCTGTGGGGTCAGTCGATCCTGCAGGCCGTCACCGCCGCGTTGCGCGCTGTCCAGCCAGACTTTATGATCATCGCCACCCCCGAAATGAACACGGGCGGCGGTGGTTCAGGTCGCTGGATGACCGCGTTTGCTGACCAGCCCGAGGTGCTTGGCCGCGTTGTTGCGCTGCCCGGCCAGTTCGGTGTGCCGGAGATCCACAGCTTCACGACATCGATCCCGTACCACACCCAAGTGGGCGGCGTTCAGTCGCGGTTCCCCGTGGCCATTCGGACCCGCTACGGCATGTAAGGCGGCAACATGGCGGTCAGCGCGGCTCAGATAAAGGCGTTCGCTCCTGCATTCGCGTCGGTTCCCGATGCGGTGATAAACGAGTGGATAGCCGATGCTGAATCCGCGCTGGCCGTCTCTGTTTTTGGCGTCAACCATGACCGCGCAGTCAAGTTTTACGTCTGCCACGAACTGACGCAGACGCAGGGCGATGGGTCAGGTGCAGGCGCTACTGGTCCGCAGACGGGGCGCAAGGTTGGCGACGTAAGCGTGACCTACGCTGCCGCTGACAGCATGACCGGCTTTGCTACCGACGTTGCGGGTTACCAGTCCACGGCATACGGCCAACTGCTCATCCGGCTGATGCGTCGGTATCGGGGGGCTGTGTGCGTCTGATTGTGCTGAAAAGCGAGTTCCCCAAGATCAAGCGCAATCTTGCGAAGCTCAAGCGCAGCGTTGTTACCGTTGGCGTACACGGCGATGCAGGAACCGTCCAAGACGCAGATGGCAAGGACACGGGCTATCCGTTGCCGGAGCTTGCTGCAGTTCACGAATTTGGCACCAAGGACGGCAAGATACCGGAGCGCAGCTTTCTGCGGTCTGCCATTGAAAAGTCAGGCGAAGAACTGACCAACGACATCGATCAACAAGTACAGTTGGTTGTAGAAGGCAAGGCAACCGCTGAAAAGGTGATGACCCGAGCCGGAGTGCTAATAGTCGGCGCTGTCAAAGAAGGCATCGCAGAAGGCATCGCCCCGCCGCTTGCCCCGCGCACGATTGAAGCCCGCGACAAGAAGGCTGCCCACGGCGGCGGTCTGGAGTCACTGGCTGGCCAGCACACGCCGCTCATTGACACGGGCCAGCTGTTCCAGTCCATCGTGTTCAAGGTCGGTTCTGCCAGCGCAACGGAGTAATATGCCCA